TAAATTTGCTAACAACAACTCTTTATCAGCAATCACTACAAAACCGAGTGGTTTAAGTGGTAGTGCTATGAACCTTATCTCTACGCAGACTGCATCAAGTAGTTCTACTATTTCTTTTACAAGTGGAATTGATAGCACCTATGATGAATATGTGTTTAAGTTTTATGATATTCATCCAGCAACTGATGATACAGATTTACAGTTTCAAGTAGATACAGGAACAAACACTAACTACAATCAAACTATGACTACAACTTGTTTTGATGCCTATCATATTGGCGGTGGTAGTAGTACATTTTTAGGTTATGTTAGCAACAGAGATCAAGCACAAGGCAGCTCTTTTCAATCTATAAGTCAAGATGTAGGTAATGAAAATGATGAGAGTTTAGCTGGATATTTAAAAATTTTTGCACCATCTAATACAACTTTTGTCAAACATTTTATAGCAAGAACAAACTCTTATTATTCAGGAGAAGGTGCATTAGATTTTTATACTGCTGGATATATTAACACAACAACAGCTTTAACAAGAGTTCAATTTAAAATGGAAAGTGGCAACATGGATAGTGGAACAATAAAATTATATGGCATTAGTTAAATACAACAACAATAGCATAAGTGCTGTAACCTCTGCTGCTGCAATACCAGCTGGTGTTATGACTTTAATTAAAGAACAAACAGCATCTTCAAGTGCAACTATTAGCTTTGTTCATGGTGCATCAGATGTAGTCTTTGATGGCACATATCCTATTTATGTTTTTAAGTTTATTAATATTCATCCACAAAATGATGAAATTGAATTTGGATTTAATGGATCAGATGATGATAGTAGTCATAGTTACGATGTAACTAAAACATCTTCATTTTTTGAAGCATATCAAGGTGAAGATAATTCTGCACAAAATCTACAATATACAAGTGGTAGTGATCTAGCACAAGGTACTGGGTTTCAAAGACTAACTGGAGCTGTTGGTAATGATAACGATCAAGGTTTTTCAGGAGAACTTTATATTTTTTCACCATCATCAACAACGTATGTTAAACATTTTATAGCAAGAGTACAGATTGCACATAGAGCAGACTATACAGTAGATAACCTTATTGCTGGATATTTTAATACAACAGCAGATATTACAGCTATACAATTTAAATTTGAAAGTGGAAATATAGATAGTGGTAAAATTAAATTATATGGAATTAAGGATAGTTAATGAGCATAGTTAAATTAAATAATAGAGGTGTAAAGAACGCAACTGCTTTTGGATCTATAACTGGATTAGGTAGCATGACATTTATTAAAAAACTAACAGCTTCTAGTTCTGCAACTTTATCTTTTGTTGATGGAACAAGTGATGTTGTTCTTGATGATACTTACAAAGAATATTTATTTACATTTAATAATATTCATCCAGCTACAGATAATGCTTATTTTCAATTTCAAGCATCAAGTAATAGTGGTTCAAGCTATGGTATAACTACAACAAATACTTATTTTAGAGGAGTACATACAGAATCAGATTCTGAGGCTGCAGTACAATATATAGCTAGTTATGATTTAGCAGGATCAACTGATTTTATTAATATTAATACTTATGTTGGTAATGATAACGACCATTCTGTAAGTGGAACTTTGCATATTTTTAATCCATCAAACACAACTTTTGTAAAACATTATTTATCAAATTCAAACAGAGTAGGTGGTTCTGATGTAAGTGTTAATGTTTTTGCTGCTGGATATTTAAATACCACATCAGCTATTGATGCAGTACAGTTTAAATTTCATAGTGGCAACATAGATGCTGGAGATATTTGTTTATATGGAATTAATTAATAAGGAGGCACAATGCCAAGACATCATTTAATAAATGGAGAACAAATACCTTTTACTGCTGAAGAAGAAGCTGCAAGAGACGCAGAAGAAGCTCAAGCTGTAAAAAATAAAGAAGCAAGAGAAGCTGCTAAAGTAGCTAAAGATGCTAATGTTGCATCTGCTAAGACTAAGTTACAAAACTTAGGTCTTACAATAGATGAAGTAAAAGACGCATTTAATATTTAATTAATTTTAACATTGCTAACTAATAGGAGGCACTATGATTTGCTGGTTTTGTAAATTATTAAAAAAAATTAAAGCACAAATTATTAAGAGTTACGAATGCCTAAGAAAAGAGTAATGCCAAAAGCATTAGTTAATGCTCAGTTAGGTATTAGATTATCATTACACGAAAAGCTAACAGCTGAAAGACATAAACAAATACTTAAATCTATTGATGATTTAAATAGAAAAGTATCAAGACTTTCTGATGAAGTATCAACTGGCAAAGGAATGGTTAAAGTTTTAGTTTTTTTAGGAACTATAGCTGCTGCTTGTATCGGTTTTTTTAATATTAAGTGAAGTATTACAATAAAGGTATAGCTGCACATTTAGAAGCTATGCTTGAACTTCTTGATGACGACCATTTACTTTTTACTAATGTTCAAGGCATTGGTCCAATTGATATTGTAAGAGTAAATATTAAATCAGGAAAAGTAGATTTCTATGATGCTAAATCCGATAGAGAAAGCAGACATAAGAAAAGACCAATAACAGAAATCCAAAAAAAACTTGGAGTTAAACACATCTATATAAACCTAAGAAAGAAAACTTTTAGGTTGAAGGAGTTTAAAAAATAATATGCAACTATCAAAAAATTTTAGTTTAGCAGAACTAACTAAAAGTCAGACTGCTGAACGTATGGGTTTGGACAATAATCCAAGCGAAGGTGAAGTAGAAAATTTAAGACTGCTTTGCGAAAGAGTATTACAACCAGTTAGAGATCACTTTAATAAAGTAGTAACAATTAGCAGCGGTTTTAGAAACGAAATTTTATCACAAAAAATCGGAAGCTCAACTAAGAGCCAACATTGCAAAGGAATGGCGGCTGACTTCGAAATCTTTGGCGTTCCTAATAATGAGGTCAGCGATTGGATTAAAAAAAATTTAATGTTTGACCAATTAATTCTCGAATACTGGAAACCTGGAAGTGGAAACGAAAATTCAGGCTGGATCCATTGCTCGTACAATCCTGAAATTAATGCAAACAGAAAAGAATATTTAATGGCAATTAAGGTAGATGGAAAAACTCAATACAAACCAATCTTAGGTTTATCAACTGATAGGTATGTAAAATAATATGTTTCCATTACTAGGAATATTAAAAAATCCATTAACTAAACTTATTGCTGAAAAGACAATAGGTGCAGTTACGCATAAGTTAAAAAAGGATGCGATCATAAAACAAAAAGAATTAGATCATGCAAACAATGTAGATATTCAAAGCTTACAATCCGCAGATCAAACGTGGCGTGATGAATGGTTATGTGTGGTATTCAGTTTAATTTTTATTGCACATTTCGTAGGACCGCTTCAAGAATATATGCTGCGTGGCTGGGAGATCCTAGAGTTAGCTTCAGATTATTTTTGGATAATTATTTTAACTATAGTTGGTGGATCTTTTGGATCATCAGGAATTACTAAGTTTCTTAAAAAGAAAAAGTAATGGCTAGGAAGAAGTTTAAGGAATTTACTCCTAGAGAAAAACCAAGAAAAAGACCAAGACGACATACTAAAAGAATTAATAAAAACAAACCAAATAAAAAAAAATACAACAGACAAGGTAGATGAAGATTTCAGAAAATACATCAGTTGCAATGCCAATGAGAAATTTAATCTCAATTATAATAGCTGTTGCTATAGGTGTTTATGCGTACTTTGGAGTAATAGAAAGATTAAATAGATTAGAAACATCAGATATTCTTTTTGCTGAAGATCTCTTAAAAAAAGCTGATCAAACTCCAAAAAATCTTGAACTCTTTATGCTTATTGAAGAACTTTATAAGCAGACAGATAAGCACCAAGTTTTGTTAGATAAGAATATTCATACTCAAGTTAAGCTAGACCACATTGAAGTTCAATTAGAAAAAGCTTTAACAGATATAGAAAAATTAAAAGACAAAGTGAGGAAAAATGGAAACAGTCATTAGTGGAGTAATAGTTTTATGTCTCTTTATGAAAGGAGATATTATTGAGCATACTTACGTTAAATCTCAAAAGATGGCGGATTGTTTAAAATTAAAAAGACAAATTAATCATACTTTAGACGTTAACAGAGTTCGTATGCAATGTGGAAAAGTAGATGCAGTTTTAGAAACAGATGAAAGTAATGGCAGAGTAAGAGTGCTTAAAATTGTTAAAGACAAATATGGAGATTATGCGAAGTGAACGATAAATTAATTGCAGCTTTACTTGCAATTCTATTAGCTTTAGGCGGATGGAATTTAAGCCAAACATTTAAACTATCTAATGAAATGGTTTTAATTAAAGAGAAAGTTAGCCAAATAGAAAAGAAAATATCTAAAAGAATTTTTCCAAAGAAAAAACCTAAAAAAAAAAAGAAAAATAAACAATGAAGTATTGGTTAATATTTATATTCTATACTTTATTATTTGGTTTCTTAGCTGTTAATATGACCGCTTGTACTTATAAAATTCAGCCTGATGAAACTACTGTTGAATATGGCACAACAGAAAACGGAAAAAATAAAACAAGTAAATCCATTAAACAAACTTGGAAGTGGAGTAGAGTAAAGAAATTAATTTCTCCTTAATGGCGGAAGCGATCCGATTTGAACGGATGGTACGGATTTCTCCATACGAGTAGTTAGCAACCACTTGGTTTAAACCAGACTCACCCACGCTTCCAGCGATACATTATTTAGCTGCTAATCTTATAAACCTAATTTTTGCTTTAATCAATGAAACAGAAAACTATATTCTCAAAAAAATGCGATTGGTGTAAAACCGAACTTATATTAAATGGCAAGTATAGCGATAGTTACGTTGTTAATGCTGAACATAAAATCTTTTGCAAAATTCATTCTCCAGGAAAAGAACCTGAAAAGGATTGTATGGAGGAGTATTGTAACGAAAAAAAGAAAAAACCTGAATTAAAAAAATTTCTTTTTGAAAAAAATAGAAAATCTTTTTAAAATATTTTTTTTCTTTCTATTTTTAATGCTTCTTTTAATCTCTAACACTAGGTCATAATAAGGATGACCTTTTTCAAGCTGCTCAAATAATTTTTTATGAACAGCTGTATGTAAAAATGCTTTTTTTACAGTTTCTTTTTTTAAATCAACACTTACTGTTTTCATTTCGTAGGATTATTATAAGCCTCTATATCAAATAAAATAGTTCTTCCATTATTAATAACCGGAACTTGTAATTTCTTTTTTTCTTTTATTCTATCCATTATAAAACTTCCAACAATTGAAAGTAGTTCTTTTTCACCTATATCTCTTGAAGTAGCATCTGACGTTTTAATTTTAAAAATCACACTACCACCTGATCGTTGTAATCAAATTCAAACTTTAATTTAACTTTTGTATAAGAGCTAATAAATTTCATACTATTAATCATAGACCTAATATTATAGTCAATAAAAGCAACAGTCACGTCAACACTTGGTCTTATATTAATAATCCTTTTATCTAAATTTGGATTTGTATGAGGAGCCATTTTAATAAAAGCTCCACATTTAACTAAATCATTAACTATTTTTACAACTGTTTTATGAGACGCCTTAACTTTTTTTGCCAACTTTTCTTTATATAAAATCTCTCCAGCAGCTGAACAATAAACAACATAATTTAAAATTAAATTTTTTAAATGTGTATCAAATGGTTTTAATGCTTTATAATCATTATATCTCTCATGATTTCTAACATTCATAAAGGAAATATCTCTACTAATACCTAGCACTTTGTCCATATTTTTAAAATTACAAATATGTCCAGCTTGTATTTTATCGTAAGCTGGTCGCATCCTTTCACAAAGCATTTCTGCTCTTTGCCTTTGTTTGCCTGACCATTTATTAGGATCAAAAATTATTTTTGCTGTACTACCAATTGTTATATCTTTTTTGTTCATTTCAATCTCACTTTCTACATAAGATTCTCATATATATATTTATCAATCAATAGAAATTTTTTCCTATAAATCTTTCCTATATTGTAAGTTGTGATAATCCTATTTTTGTTAACATTGCTTGTAAAAATTTTCTAAAAAACAAATTAAATTGAATAAAATAATTAAAAATGTTAATGATGTGTTAACGAAAGGTAAAAAAATGGCGTATTTACTTATCAAATAACTATTTACTTTGGTTTGCTAATCCATTATTACTCTCTACCAATGAGAGAATATGCAATCCTTGATATAAATAATCTAATAATTACTTGGATTATTAATCATTGCCAATCCTACAAAATCACAACATCAAAGAAAATAATGTTAACGAAATGTCAATCGTTAACACGATTTACCTACTGCGGTTTTTTGGAAACTTTATTTGCATATCTATCCTCAGAAACTAAAAAAGAAAGGATATGCTAATGACTAGGACAAAAATAAGTAAGCCTAAAGGATCTCGGTTTTATAAATTATTTGTTGAGCAAGATGGCAAATATAAAATAGTTTTTAAATCCGAAAGTAAGCAAGCAGTTAAACATAAAAGAAAAGAAATCCAAATAAACTCTGTAGATAAAGCAGCATTGTTAAATAAAATGACATTTGTTGAATTATATAAACAGTTTGCTCTTCATAAAATCGAAGTTGGTAAAAATGAGAAACTTGGAGGTAAGCTTTATTCGTTAAAAGTTTATCTTGGTCATTATAAAAAATGGATTGCACCTCATTTTAATAATAAGATTTTATTAACTGAGGTAACAAAGAAAGTTGCTAAAGATTTTTTTATTAAATTATTAGACAACGGTGCTAGTTGGATAACTGCTGAAAATGTAGTTATGACTTTTAAGACTGCATTAAAGTATGCTGTTGATGAACAATATATTTCTTCAATTGGTCCAATGGATAGTTTCTCTCCTAAAAAAGAAGAGGAGTTAATTCCAACTGATCCAACTAAAATGAAATATAAAAAAACAACTATGATTTCTCTACAGGAGGCTCATAGATTGTTTAGATATTTTGATACTCAACTAAAAAAAAATCCTACAATTACAGACAAAAGAAACTTTGCAATTGTCGCTATATTTCTTTTTTGTGGAATGAGAATGTCTGAGGTTAGAGGTTTAAAATGGAATGCTATTAATCTTGGAAGCAAAATTCCAACTATAACTATTAAACATACCTTAGTTGGTTCTGATGAAGGCTATGGTAAGGCTGATGGATCAAGAAGAACATTTATTATTCATCCAGTATTATTAGAAATACTTAAAGAATGGAAAGCTGCACATACAAAACATTTTACACCGCATAAAATTACTTGGGTTTTTCCATCTTTAACTAAAACTATTGAATGGATTGTTCCGGTACACGATAGAACAATTAGAGATATGTTAAATGTTGCTTATGATGCTCTTGGTTATGCTGAGATTGAACATAAAGTTGATAGATGTAATCCTAGTAAAACTAGATTAGTTGTTAAATGGTCTAAATTTGGATTAGCACCAACTAAAACTTTTAGACATTTTGCAGCAACCGCTTTATTAGCTGGTCAAAATTCTAATAAAGAATTAACTGACAAGTTTGTTACCAATTACATTGGTCATACAAACAAGAAGGTTACAGAAGGTATTTATGGAGATCATACAAACTTAAATACTTCTCTTGAGTATGCAGCTAAAGAACTACAAGCTTTAGTGAATGCAATACCTTTAAGAAGAGGAGGTTATAATGAAAATTAAACACTTCTCAGCAGTTAAATATTATTCAAAGAAATTTGGAAAAGAGTTTCATTCACATACTACATTTGGCGAAATTAATACGTGGAAAAAAGTTAAAAAGCTTTTGCCAAATTCAAATATCATTGTTTTTCCTAAAAAATATGTTGCCTAAATAGGTAGTAGAGGTCATGGAGATTGCTTTATTGCAGTCTCCGTGCTTCTATGTGCGTTTATTTTCCGCTAATGTCTTGTAATTATCTCTTTCTTCAGAAAGTCTATCTATATCTTCTTTAAGTCTTTTATTCTCTTGCTGTAATTCACCATTTAATTTTTGATGCTGCTTGTTTATAGTTTGTAAATCTTTTATTCTTTTTTTAAATTCTTTATTATTATCTTTTATTTTAATCTCTTCAAACATATCTACATTTGTTGTCATTCTTCAAACACATCAGTTAATTGTTCTTCTGTTGATAACGGTTGCTGCATAATTTCATTAGCTTTTGTTTCTGATACAATTTCTATATGAGTGTCTCTAAGCTCTTCTTTGCAAGCATCTTTAGCATCGTTTAATTTTTCCATAAGTGCTGGAAAATTACTTTCATATACACCATAAATATAAAGATCATTAATAGCAGCAGTTACTCTTGATAAACCTTTATGTCTCTTCTCTAGTCTTAATAGCTTCTGATCTAATTTTGCCATCGTTTAAAACCTCCTTTAATTTATATTTTATATTTTCTATTTTTAATTCATCAATTACGATTTCTTGATTTATAGGTTCTTTTCCTTTAATGGCTTTATCTTCATTTTCATATTCTTCTACAGTTCTAAAAGCCGCTTCTCCTTGAGTAGTTTTTATTATTTTGCTCATGCCTTTTTTGGTGTAAGTTTAATTTCTGTTGGTGTTTGCTCTAAAATTTCAATTCTATTACCATAATCAATAGTTTGTTTAATAAACGGTTTGGTATTAGTTAAAACAACACTAATAATTTCTTTGCTTAGACTAGAGTATGGCTCATAACTTAATATAGTCATATATTTACCGCCAGCATTAGGTGATGTTTGTTCTTGAACTTCTATTTCAACTTTATTTGCTTTAATTATGGACACTTAAATTTCCTTCTATTTCAGGTGTTGTGTCATCTAACCAATCATCATTACCAGTAAAACCTCTATGTTTAGTAATCATATTCGGATCAATTAGAACATCTATTCCAACTTTAAAGAACTTTGCTAATTGATGTAATCTAAAGGCACTACATCCATTTAATCCTTTTTCATATTTTTGCATTTGTTGAAATTTTACTTTGCAATGATCTGCAACTTTAGTTTGGTTAAGCTTTCTTTGTTTTCTTAGGTATTTTATATTTCTACCTACAACAGCATTAAAAGCTAAATCTTCTGCTGTTTTTTTACTTCCTCTTTGATGGTCAGGCATTTTATTTCCTCTATAGTTAAGCCAAAATAATCTTCACATTGCTTTTGCCAATTACTCATATTCATTGTGGTTGATCTTTCAGCGGTTAAATAAAAGCATTCAGGAGGCATTTGCCTGAATACACTCTCAGCATTAATAAAAAATGCTGGAATTTTGTTTTCAAATTTAAGAAACCATTTACTATCGTTTATCTGATGTACCGGCATATCAGAGCTAAAAGCTTGGTAGCTTACATAGCTTTGATAATTTATGTCGTTATTTTTTCTACTCATATTTAATTTTACAAAGAATTTCAGCTAATTTTGCGTTAAGTCTTGCTGAGACAATAGGAGTTAACTTCATACAGTCTCCATATAAAGCTACTAACTCAACATCATTTTCAGATAATGGATATTTATGCCAGTCTGTAAAATTTAATCTCCAGTTAAGGTTTTCTTCTGTCGTTTTCATTCTAGTAAATTCTTCTCTTGCAAGCTTAGTGCCGCTAACAAATTCTTTTTCTGTTGTAGTAGGAAATTTAATTATGTTATCCATCCAACTGATCCTTAATTATTCCTTGAGTGTTAAATACTTTTTCTTCTTGTTCGTGCATTTCTTCTGCTTGATAAAGATAGTTAGCTGCATCAACGTAAGTATCTTTTTTAAATTTTTTTCTAGTTCGATATAGCTTGGCTGCTACATACATATTAGCAACAACATGACCAGGAATTGCTGCATCTAATCCAAGAAGAACTGACCAAAGATGACCTATATCGTTCATAGCTACACCAAAATCGCCATATTCTTCTTGTTTAGATTTACGGATTTCTTTAAGCTTTTGCTCTTTTATTTCCATTTTTATTTTTTTCTGAAAAGTCTTTGTGAGCAAGTTGGATGTAATATGCAGCTGTCTTTGCCATTGATTGTGGCATTTCAAACTGTTTATCCGACAATTCTCTAAGCTTATTGTATGTGTCCATATTCAAAGCAATTGATTTAAACTTATCCGTGTCCATGATTAAGCCTCCAACGATGCTGGATCAAAACTGGTGTTAGCATCATTCAGTTCCAAAGGTTCAACTCGGTGCATCCAATAATAGGTTGCGCCTTTAGGTAATTTACCAGTACCTGATGCTTCAGCTTTGTAAGCTCCAATACGATATTTTTTACCATCAGGTGTAGTTACAGTTCCTTTAAGGTCATAACTTTTTGGGTTTTCCTTATTGGTGTTAGGAAATACTACTCCTAATGATTTACGTTCTTTAGCTTGTTCTTCAGCCATTTTTTATTACTCCATTAGTCTCAAGTTTAGATTTAATCTTGTTAAACTTTTCTAAAAACTCATTGTAGGCAACTGGATTACTTGTCCTAACTGTCTGCATAAGTTTTTGATTATCTGTTAACCAAGATTTGTATGAACCAAGATGAGAGACTTTATCAAGCTCGGTTAATGCTGATGTTAGCCGCTTGTCTTGTTGGACAATTGCAGCAGATACTTCTTCAGCACTTGCTATTCTGTCATTAGTTAAACCAAGCATTGCTAAAGCTCTTCCAACAGCAGATGTTTCAGCGTTTTCCAACGCAGAAGTTTGATTAATTCTACTTGCTGATCTTAATTCTTCAGCTAAACCAGTAGAAATTAATTTTCCATCAATATATACTTCAGCTTTTACGATAACTTTTTTATCGTCATGAAATAATACTGATGTCGATATAGCAGCTGTTGTTCCTAGATTTCTTCTAAAGATACCTATTCTAAGCGCAACAGTAGCGTAATCGTTGTTGTGTATTTTAATAGTTTGACCTTCAAGACTTTTTTTAAAGTCGCTGATACAAGCTACTAATTTATCATTTGACATATATAATAACCTCCTATGATTATTGATGTGTAAGTGATGATTGAAGGAGTAATCATTGTTTAATGTTGCTCCATAATTCTTTAGCTTCTTTTACAAATTCATGACCAATGGACCAAAAGTAAGGATGATCAAAAGCTGGATCTGTATCTGCAATTAATTCTTCAAGGATTGCATCTTTATCGTTAAGGTGAGCATATCTACTAAGTAATCTTTCTCTTCTGATACACGCTTTAACTAATTGATGATAATAATTTTCTAAATTTTTTGTTTCTAAATCCGCACAATTATCTTTTGTAAATATTTGGAAACCATCAGCAGACAAATAAACTAAACACGGATAACAAGGAGAAACATGACTAAAAGAAACCGTGTAAAAGCTTAATTGCTGCAAATGGTTCAACAAAGGAGAAGATGGCAACTTAGCAGAAGAGAAGCTACGGCTACCATCTTTTTTAATCTTCAAAGGCTTTTGCCAAACTGTCTTTATTTCCAAGACCGAAAGGAACGGAGCAACATTAGGTGTTGACGCTGAAGCACCTTGCGATGCCTCATTAAAATCTTCAAAATGAAGATCAGTTCTACCAACAATAGGTAGTTGAAGTCTGTTATCTATGTGATTGATACTATCTTCCGCTGTTATTCTTTTTGCAGTAGCAGCACCTAATTTATCACACGCTAAAAATCCTTGTTTAATAGTTAAAGGTATAGTTTCTTTATATTTTTCAAATTTATCTCTATCCTTGTCATTAACCGGAATATAATCACAAAATTTATCTAAAGCTTTTTGAATAGCTACATCTTGAGTTAGTTTTTCGTTTTGTTGTGGTTGTAATTTTTTTGTTAATGGATTGTGTTTCCAAATATTATCTGAGTAATGCCATTGCAAAGCATCATTAACTGCAACACCAGCAGCCATATTTGCATTACCTTCAAACAATCTTCTTTTTGCTTGATCGCAATAAACATATCTATAGAGAAATATTCCATCAGGATAAGTTGATGATGTAGGTGAGTGATGATTAATTCCTAAACGTGAAAAATTTGGAAGTGTTAATTCTTTTAAAGGATCGTCTAATTTTTTTGTATTATTATTCATAGAATTACTTTTATTCCTATGAATAAAAAGACGTTAAGCCAGTTAGGCTAATTTATTGATTACTTGTTATATTTGTTTAAGTGACTGATGTTTGCAGTTTTGCTAGTTTTGCTAGTTTCTCCTGATGAGAACATTTTAGATTTAATCCAGTCAATAACGGCTCTAATTGGATATAATATAATATTTCCATCTTTTAAGAATACTGGACCTCTTAATTCACCAGTAGAAATACTCTCTTCTCTAAGATGTTTTAATGTTTCCTTTGATATACCAAACTCTTTTTCTACAGCAGCTGGAGTTAACATTCGATTTAATTGATGCGGAAGATAATCTTTAACTATATTAAGCACGTTTTTTCTCTTCTCTTTTTAAAAATTCAGGAACAATGATGTCGTCATTGTCATTTGCTAAAAGTCCTTGATAACCAAATAATTTTGTTTTTAGTATTTGTTTATTTTGAGCTTCAATCTTAGTTTCAAGTTCTTTTATTTGATTTCTTATTTTAGCTGTTGCATCTTCTCTTTCTTTTCTAATTAATTCGCCAAGCTGCTGAACTTGTTTAAGATTTTTTGATAAAACTTTATCAGCAAACATGGCTATTGGGTTTGTAAATGAAATTATAGGTGCAACTATATCAGGAGTAATATCATCGGCTAAAATTTTGTTTTGTGCTAATGGATCAGGATTTAATATAATTTTTTTTGTTCCAAATATTTGATATATGCCTAAAAAATATCTGTAGTAACCATCTAATAATGTTTTACTTTTATTTTTTGTTCTAATCATACAAAGTTTATTATTAGCGGTATCTGAAATTGTATTTGTTTCGTAATAATAAGCCATAAATCCGTCATAAATACTTTCAGGATCATTTACTCTTATAGCTTTTATGTCTAACCTATAAATATCAGATGGACAAAGTGTAACCTCCATTTTAGACCTTTGATAACATTCGCCTTGATTTGATAAAATTTTTCCTTCAGAATTTTTAACATTAGAAGAAAATCTAACATTAGACCAAACAGTTATTGTCTGAGGTTCAAACATTAATGAAGCTGGAGCAACACCAAGAGTTCTTGCATATTCTATTGCCTTGCCTTTTGACAGTTCTCTATCTCCTTTAATGTGTTTGTATAAAGTTGATAAAGAGTTTTTGTCAGCTACATCTTTAGGATCAATGTCTTTTGTTAAAAATAAATCTTGTAATGGACTTTCTTTAATCTTTTCTTTTGGTAAATCCAAATGTTTTACAAATTCATTAATTCTTTTATCAAGACTTGCTTCACTTTCTTTTACTGCTTTTGCAGCTTGATCTTTTATTTTTTTTGTTAATTTTTTAGTAGCATCAACTAATGATTTTCCAGTTATCCATGATGGAAGTGTTTTATCATAAATTGGTTTTCTACAAAAAGGATCATTCCAATTATATTTACCTTCATATTTTGCTCTAATCCAATTATCATTTAATAAATCTAATTCGCCAATACTTAAAAATTTTTTAGCTTCTTGATAAACTTTATGCTCAACACCATTTATAGCTTTTCTACCTATTCCATTAGGACTATCGTAAAAAATATCTATTCTTGCAAATGGTATTGTTTTTAATGTTTTGCCAGGAATTTCTCTATGAACTACAATTCCATTAATAATTAATTCTTGTAGTTCGTATTCTTTCTTGGTCCAAAAGGAAACAATATTTTCATATCTAGTATGTAATCCTGATGACGAATTTTCTTGAGGAGGTGTTTTTTTCATTAATTGAAAATTCTGCTTGCATCCTCTTCATGTATATTTGGCAAATATTTTTGTATAAAATCTTGATATAATTTTTTTATATTTGGCTCTCCAGTCCAGTTAAGAAAGTCTTTTCCACCAATAATCATTTGTGAACCTTCACCTAAATTATTTAAAACCACTACATTTTTAAGATTTCTTAACAACATAGGAACTCTCCATGCTATAACTTCTTTATCGTTATCAAGAAGACCTTGAAAACAGTCTTCTATATTTTTGCCTTGATATTCATGAACAAAAGTTTTTGATTTTTTACCAAAGAAGGCATCATCACCGCTAAAGTAAAATTTACACGTAACATTATCTATTTTATTTTTATTTTTCATAAAACTGTTATAGGACTTTTGGATAATTTAATCAAGTAATTTTGTCGGAAACAACAAAATAATTGTTTTTTTTGTTGACTTTCTATCTCTATCAAATAATGGCTAAAAACATGGTAAAACAAGTGTATTTTAACGATGTAAAATTTAGTAAATACAGCACTTGGCATAGACAGCAGCATAATTGCTTAAATTTCTCAGATATTGACCAAGTTTCCTCTTGTAATGCTTGTTTAGAGCCGCTTTTTCTTGTTGAAACAGTATTTTTTAACAACCAAAAGTTAGTAAAACCGCATAAAATAACGAAAAGACTAGCTGAAATGGCTGGTATTCCAGCATTTGTTCTATGGTATCGCTGCGTTGGCGATATGATGATGCACTTTTACGTTAAAAAAATAGCACCTGATTATCTTGGAGGTTACAGTTCTGAACCTAAGAGAATTTCTCCTGATGAGTGGCTGCAATTCCTAGAGCATAAGCAAGCCGAGCATTTTCCTAAATGTACTAAACAAGATTTGTTTCTAAAAAAACTTAAAGAAGATCCAAGAGCCAATAGGAGGAAAGCATTTGCGTCAATTTTATATAAGTGATCCAAAGATATTTGAGCTGGATATGTCTGCATTTGATTTCAGATTGTATGAGTATTTATGTAAGAATTATGATCTTAAAAGATTAACTCCGTATGTAAGAATGGTGGATTGTGCGGATAATTTCTCAACTCCGTTACCAAAGATTAAGGAAGCCTTACAAAGATTATCTTTAATGAATATTGATTATAAACCATTAATTACACATAAAAATTTTACTTATTTTGATATGCCAAGATATAAACATTTTCTTGAAAGCATAAAGTTTCGAAAGAATTATACAAGAGGTGGTTGGTCTAAGCTAAAACAGAACGTCAATACTTATAAAAATGGAGCTTATGAGTAATTTATCCAAAGTATTAGAAGATGAAATAATAAGCTTAAACAATCTTATCTTTTTGCTAGACGAAGCAGCTAGAACAGAGAGATTTTTGTCCAAACCTAGACATCCAGGAACTCCATCAATGTATGATTTATTAATTACTTCTTATGATAAAAAAGACATAGGATATTATGAGAAAACTTTAATAAAACTTAGAGCTACACCAAAGCAGATAACTCGTTGGGAGTTCGCCATAGACGCATTATTAGCCATAGAGACAGATATTTCCAAAGATCCGATACTAGACCGTCAAATAGTGTGGATGAGAGCTAATAGGTTTAAATGGACGCAAGTTGGTAGACATTTTGGATTTAACAGAATTTCAATCAAGAATAGGTATATGACAATCCTAAGTGCGTTAACAAATAAAATTAAAAAAAATCATAATAAGTATTGCAAACTTAACAGAATATTGTACTTAATTTGATATTCTCAAAATAAAATATATAAATAATTAATCCTATAAACAAAGTTATTATCAAAGCATTGAATATCTATCCTGATGCTGTATAATTAGATTTATAAGTACAATATATAAATCCGTACTAGAACGGATTTAAGTTTTATTTCTTTTTTCTCTTTTTTTCTTATTGCCTGATAACTTAGTTAAACTTATTAATCCTAAATCCGCTTATGGCTGGTAGACATAAATATAGACTTAAATGTCAAACTATAAATAAACAAAACAAACTACCTTGCAAAGCCAAAGGTATTTTAATGAAGAATGGTAGGATTAGGTGCAGAATGCACGGAGGCTGGAGTACCGGACCAAAGACTATTGAAGGTAAAATAAAATCTTTAAAAGCATTACCTCAATTTAAGAATTTAAATGACGAAGAAATTAGAACTTACATCACAAATAAGCAACGAAATCGAAACGATGCTAATGAATGGAATGCCTTTGACGCAGATCTGTCAGAAACCTGGATCGCCAAGTCTTAGCAAAGTTTATGAGTGGATTAGAACTGATAAAGCATTTGCGGATAAAATATTAACAGCACGAAAAATAGCAGCGCAGACATATTTAGACAAAATGATTACTGAGCTAGAGAATGCTGATAATGGTAATATTGGAATTATTAAAGAGAAGCTTCAACACTACAGATGGCTCAGCAGTAAGTTGATTGCAATCTACGGTGATAAGCAACAAGTCGCAATAGATCAGAAGGTAGAGATCAAGTGGTCTGATGAAGACAAGACTTATGAGAATGAAATGAGGAATGTGAGTGAGAGTGGTTAGAATGCCGGTAGCTAGCACGCAACAAACAAGCTTCCGCACGCATCATGAGGTACGAAACAAGAACATAAAGTTAGAATGTTAACGATAATGTTAACTTTCTTTAAATTAGTTAGAGTTTGCGTACAGAGTAAGTGGTTTAACAAACGATAGTTCAAATTCCTAGAGGAAAAATAAGGTTTTTCTGCGAGGTACTATACCACCAAAAGTAGCCGCTAGGTCCTAATACAT